TCAGAAGGCTGCAGCAGTTTGTTAGCAGTCTCCTTGGTCTTGGCAATCCACAAAGTCTTGAGGTCGGTGTAGGTCTTAGGGATCAGGTTGCCATCTGAATCTTTGCCCCAGTACCACTTTTGGTTGTAAGTGGGTGAAGCGTCTTCCCAAATAATCCCCAAAGCTGCACGATCTTGTGCAGTGCTCAGTCGCAACCAGTTGGCTGGATACTGAACATCGTTGTATTCCCAGGCGACATCAAGAGCGAGTCTCCGGCTGCCAAGTTTGTAGGGCATGGGTCTAGACCGATGGTGTGAGTTTAACGAGCAAGCCCGCCATTAGCTTGGAACGGATTTTCAGCGAAGGCCATCCATATCAGCGTGCCACCGCTTTTATTTACATCCACTCCAGAGCGTCGGACCTTAAACCCGTTTGAAAGAAAGTCAAAGCCCATCGCGAAATTGCCTTGCGCTGAACCGTCAACTTCAGCATTACTCAAATTAGCTCTCAAAATTTTATCAGTTTCATTAAATTCATTTCTAGTAGCGTCAACAATGTTCCAGTTACTTGCATAGTCTAAGCCCTTCACCATGAGCCATTTCACACGAAATCCGGTGAATACGAAAGGCCCGTCGTTGGAAGCATTTCCGGTGTACGAGCCTATGGCGGAAAATCCGGAGACTGGTGCAAAACAATACATGAGCATTGTTGAGCCTGTTGTATTCAAGGATGCAACGTTGTTAATTTGAACCGTAGAATTATTTGCTGTAAAACTGGAATATGAGCCACCTGTGCTTGTGGTATTTAATCCTTCAATAATAAAGTTAGACCCAGTGGCTGTTGTGAATGCATACCAGTTGTAAGCAACATCTGTATCTTTAACGAGCAAAAGTTTAGGAGCAGCTGAGAGCCCGTGGCCTACACTGCCATTAGTTTGATTGCCAGTCCAGGTAACAATAGAAAAGCCGCTTGCGGCTGAGGCTCTGACAGTAGAAGTAATACTGCCGTCAGTGTTGCTAACCGTTGATGTTCCGGCGTTCCAGTTCCAAGCTACATAGGTCGCATTATTGGTGTTGACGTTGCTTGAATCACTGCTGCCAGGTGCAACCGTGAATCCATCTGAATTAAAAGCATCTAACTTGCCATAAGCATTTGGCGTTCCCTCCGCACCGGCGCTTTGTGAAAATAAAGAATTAGTTGCCCCACGAACAGCGTCAAACAGCATGTGTCCATAGCTGCTGCTGCTACGAGATTTGATCCATACCCAATCTGGCTGGAATGACAAATTATCGGCATTGCCATCTAAAAGCTGAGCGCCGTCAACAATAATTGCCCGAATCTCCGCCGCGCCATCATTAGTGTTGCCCTTTTGACGAGAAACCTTGATCTCAGTAATTGTGCCTGAGCCGGAGGCAACAGTGTGTGATTGCCAAGCGTTTGAAGACGCCGAAACGGTTTGATATGACCCTCCGTTGATTGCAACTTTTACTGTGTCAGCGGTGCCTGCCCAAACTTCAAGAACAACACTTGAGCTGTAAGAAGGCTGATTCCCAGAAGGGAACGTAACTGTCAGGACAGCAGCGGTAGAGCTAATGTTCGCTTCATTGGTTGCCAGATAAGTTGATGTCCCTCCATCAAAAGCCCCAGTAATGGGATAGGTGGTACTAATGCCAGAAACGCCTCCCGTTCCAGTAGCTGTGACCCCTGAACTTGCAGCAGTTGTGCTGCCACCAATTCGTTTTGAACCGCCGTTGCCAGTCCACAGCTTGGTGTCAAAATAAGCCGAACCATCGGGAATCGTCGCGGCAGGCAATGCCGTGGTGTTTAATGCGGCGTAACCACTAGGAATTGGGTACTTGAACCGCATTTGGCCGAAGTTTGCAACCATTGTTGAGGCGGATCCAAGATCTCCAATCTTTGGCACAAATTCGCCACTTAGGCTTGTAAAAGCCGTGCCTTGCGCAACTCCGTTTTTGTAAAACTCCAATGTTCCAGCATCTAAATTAAGCGCAACACCTATAACGTCCCCTGTTGTATATGAAACCCCGTAAGAGCTTGAAGAGGCATTATTTATTTTAGTGCCGCTAGATCGATAAGACCAAGAAGTGGCAGGGTATCCTGGATAATCTGTTGTCTGTTCTGAAGCGTAAGCAATACCGATAGCAACTCCACTGCCAATGCTTGTAGGAGTAATTTCCCAGAACCATTTCCCTGAAGAAACAGCAATGGTCGCTGACATTGCACTATTTCCGTTTGAACCTGCGGTCACAAACTTCAAGTTGCCATCACTCAATGTTGCACCAGAGCTGGTGTTATACAGAGGATTTAAGGTCGCGTAGTTGCCGCGCTGATAGCCACCCGTCGTGTCCGTTGCGTCCGCATCTGCAGTGACTGCATTTGGTACGTCAACAAGACAATCCTCATCCGACCCAATCTCATCATCACCGATTGCTAGGTAGACGTAAGTGACGCTACTGCCGTTTGAGTCAGAATCACTGTTTTTAAGCTGGAAACCGTTATCAAGAAAATCAATGTTTGTGTTCGCATCGCCAGTACTTTCAGCGCCACTGCTGTTTGCTTGCAGTCGATAATTATTAGGGTTGACTGAATCTCTTTCGCTGTCGTACATAACCCAACCGCTCGTATTGTCGCCTTTTATCAGCAAGAATCTGGGCTTAAAGCCCGTCACAACTACAGGGCCTGTGCTGCTGCCATTGCCGGTGTACGAACCAATCCGCTGGTAGCCGGGGACATTTGCGAAGCAGTAGGCCACCATGTCATCGCCACTTTCGTTGACGTTTCCAGCAGTATCAGGACTATTCGCACCAACGCTAAATACAGACCCAGTTGGCGCAGTGTTGTTCCAAAACGTGTAATAGCTATTGCTTTGAGAGTCTGTGTTGTTCAAAAACAGGTAGTGGGCATTGCTTGACAACTGCGAAGACCAAACCGCCCAGTTGTACGTTTTATCCCTGTTTTTTACGATAATTAGTTCGGGAACTTTTCCGTTTAATCCATGCCCAACTGTCGCTGCAGAACCTGTGCCGGTGTAAGTGACAACGGAGAAGCCGTATTGAGCGTTTGCAGATACCGATGAAGTGATGCTGCCGTCAGTGTTAGAAACTGCCGTGCCACCTGCCTTCCAGCACCAGGCAACGTAGTTTTGGTTATTGCCGTTTGTATATGAGGTAGCGTCTGACCCTTTGGTTACAGTAAAACCATCTGAGTTTAAGGCGTTTATATAACCGAACGTGCTACCAGCACTCAAGCTAGAGGCCACACCATTGGTGTTACTTGCAAGCGCTTTGTCAACACCAACCCCACGAATTGAGTCGTATAGAAGATGCGAGTAAGCAGATGATCTGTTTTTCAGCCATATAAAATCCGGCTGGAACTTGAGACCTGGGCCGGTGCCGTCAATCAAGATAGTTCCATCAACCTCAACAGCCGCCAAAGACCAAGAGCCAGAAGAAGCAGTCTTAACTTCAATCTTGTTGATCGTTCCGCTAAAGCTTGACTGTGTAGACCAACCAGGTGTCAACTGAGCACTGCCGTCGTCGAGTTCAGTTGTTCCGTTAATGCGAATGTAACGCTGGCCTGCTCCAACCCCGTTCCAATAAATCCGAATACCTGTGCTTGCAGAGATTGAAACCCCGTCCGTAAGCGTTTTATACGCGTTGTCTGTAGACGACACTCCACCCCTGGTGGACAGAGACCCGTCAAACATTCCGGTGACACCATCAGCATGAGACAAGCCTGAATCAGCAGAGCTGCTGAATACAGGCCCACCAATCTTTTGCGTTGCTCCACCGTTGCCGGTGTAAGTCACCACATCGAACTGCGTTTTGCTGGTGGTCAGACCTTCATTGGTGACGATGTTGTTTACGTCCCAGTTGTTCCCTGGCCGATCCGCAAAGGCCATATAAAAGAATGTATCGCCGTTTTTATTCCATGAGTCAGCTGTACTGACAACTTGAAAACCATCGTCGTTGAAATTGATATTATAGCCAGAGCCAGAAGTTTCCGCCCCATCGTCATCAGCTCTAAGGACTTTATCCCTAGGATTTGATGTATCTCTTTCAGAATCCCAGATATACCAGCCTGCACCAGATACCGTGGTTGACTTAATCAGCAGCCATCTGACCTTAAATCCGGTCGTAACTTTAGGGCCGTTTGTAGATCCATTGCCGGTGTAGCTGGAAAATTTGGAATAACCTGATACTTCTTTCCAGCAATATGCAATGTGCTCATCTCCACTGGAACCGATAGAACCTGCCCTAATACCAAACGTAGTGCTATCCCTGTGATAAAGATCAACGCCAGCAGTAGCTACTGTACTAGTTGTGTTTAGGTAAAGTTCATCTCTTACAGGATTTGAAAAAACCTCCGAATAAACAGCCCAGTCACCTGTGTTATTTATGCGCTTTGTGATAACTAGATCAGGAGTAGCGCCGAGTCCATGACCAGCGCGATGACTAGACGGTGTATTGTTTCCGTTGTTTGTCCATTTGACTATAGAAAAACCATAATCAGTATTTGCGCTGACCTGGCTAGTCACATCCCCATCAGTGTTAGCAACAGCAGGCCCGCCAGCTCGCCAGCACCAAGCCACATTCGTGTAATTATTTTCGTTTTGTCGGTTACTATTTCCCAGACTAAAGCCATCCGGGTTGAATGAAGTCAGGCTATTAGCTTTAGTATTTTCCGCTCCGTTGTAATTAGGGAACAGCTCCAAAAGAGGCCCACGCACACTGTCAAAGAGGCTGTGGTCTTTCACTCCGTTCCTTCTTTTAAGCCAAACCAGCCCAGGTTCAAAGTTCAAACCGCCGATATTTTGCGTTCCACCATTACCCGTGTAGGTAACAACATCAAATCCTTTCTTGGGGTCAGGATCGGGTGTTGTTGGTGCGGAATCAAAACCCAGCGCCTCGTTCGTTGAACTATCGCTGAAGTTCAGGTGAAACGAGTTGTCACCCGCGCCATTCAGCAGGGTAAATCCATCAACGATGACTCTGGAGATTCCGTTGTTTGCTCCGCCTTGCGCCCCTAGGGTGATACTTGTAAGCGTCCCAGTAAAACCAGTAACTTTCCAGACGCCGCTATTGCTGCCAGTAGAGTTAACAAGCGACATGTTTGCAGTCTGACTTGTTCCGTTGACGGAAACAGTCGTATAAGTAGAAAAACTGCCAACATTTGCGTATAAATTAAGCTCTAAAGAACTTGCAACCGTAACGCTTTCTGCAAGCGTGACTGTAATACTAGAATTTACGCCAGTTAAGCTGCCAACAGTGGCACTATCTGTCATCGCATTTCCAGCAAATGCTGCTGCGTAAGTAGAACTCCAGGTTGTGCCGTTGTTGGGATTCGTTCCAAACGTGTACTCTTTCGGCACCCAAACGCCGTCGCTGCTGCGCGTTTCACCAAAGTCAGTCGGCGCAAGCTGCAAGCCATCGATAAAATGAACGTCTGCTAATAGCCCGTCAAAGTAATAATCACTGGTGTTAATTCTATATCCAATGCCATGTGCAATAGCATCGTTAATGTGGCCCTCACCGTTTTGAGTAGGCCAAGTTCCATCAACTATATTGTCTAAAGTTTGCAGTTCACCATTAACGTACAACTTTAATCTGTCAGAACCAGTGGCCTGCGTTGTGTCCACTGCATATACAATGTGATACCAAGCTGATGGATCTCTAAAAAGCCTGCTTGTATATCTCAAAGTCCTTGTGGAACTTGTTGTTCCGGTACTAAAGTCAACAACAATTTCGCCATTATTGTTTGTATCATTTATATATAAACCTGTTGCAAAATTAGACGCTGAAAATACAGCCTGAGAGGTTCCAAACTTGGTTTTCTTGACCCACCCGCTCCAAGTCCAGGTCCTGCGATTACCAGCAGTAGCAAAAGTTTTAGAAAGCGTGGCACTATCACCGCTATTGAACCTCAGCGACTTGGGGATGACGTACCCAGCATCAGCTGCTGCTGCAGTAGTTGCCAACAGCAGAGGAGAACCAGACCCAGGGATGCTCATGAGACGTTCAGCAGCGAGGTGACCGTAATACGGGTCGAGCTTTCTACATAGTAGGCAAGAACGTCCACCGCACCAGCCGTTGTGGTGAGAGTTGGTGCGCTGCCTCCAGCAAACTTGTATTTGGTGCCTGAATAAGCAAGTGTGCGGCTACCAGTGCCGTCTTGAGTGACAACAATCACTCCAGACTGACCTGCAGTCACATTCGTTGGATCACCCAAGTTGCGATTGCCGCCGAGCGTTACAGAAAAATTATTACCCAGTGATAAATCCACCGCTATGGTGGCCCCATCGGTTAAAGCAATAGGCGTTCCACGCTGTGCTTTCGTAAAACTTTGAGCAACAGCAAGACCAGCAACAGTTGTCGTTGCATCAGGCAGTGTGATCGTGCGATCAGCTGTTGGATCGGCAACTGTCAATGTCGTTTCGTTGGCATCAGCAGTAGAGCCTTCAAAAATAATGCTGCCGTTGAAGGTTGCATTGCCAGCAAACGTTGAGGTCGAGTCAAACGTCGCTACACCTGTAACGTCCAGCGTGCCGGGAACGTCAACATTGCTAGTGAACTCAACACCTGATCCACCAGAATCGGTCTGCAGCAGTTGACGTGCAGTACCGTTTGCAAGTTTGCTGACTGCAATTTCAGCACTTGCGCTGATGTCTGCGTTCGCAATCGTTGCGTTCGCAATCATCGTGCTGGTAACTGTGCCTGTATCCCCAGTCGTTACGACGTTGCCCGTGACATCCGGGAACGTAATCGTGCGGTCAGCAGTCGGGTTGGTAACTGTGATCGTGGTCTCGTTTGCATCATCTGCAGAGCCTTCAAACGCCAAGACAGCGTTTTGACCAAGCAGCACCGTTCCAGTGAACGTAGGGCTTGCAGCTCCAGGTTTTTCAGAGTCCAGCTCCTGCAATGCAGCCTGAACATCAGTCGCTGCGATATTGCCTGTAGCAACAACAGAAATGTTGGCTGCAGTCTGACCAGCAATAGCGTTTGAAACGTCAATCAGCTGGAACGTTGATCCCGTGCCAAGAGAGATCAACATGTCTGGCGGTGCCAAAGCAACCGCAGGAGCGTTACCTGAACCTGTGCCAGACGTGTCAACAACGACGTAGTAGTTCAGGTTGCCAACTGCAGGTGCAGGGAGCGCCGCTCCATTCGTGAACCCAGCAGCAGAACCAGCAGTCGTAACACTGCTCAACAGGTTGGTGTTGGCGTTATACGTTCCAGCGTTGACAAGGTTTCCGCTGATAACCGTGATCGGCAGGAACGAAGTGCCCGTATAGATGTAGAGGTCTTCGTTTTTCTCATCGAAGAAGAACTGACCCTTAAAGTCACCATCAGGGAAGGTGACGACGTTATCGGTAGCGCCAGCACCACCAAACTTGGTTGTTGACTGGTCTGCAAGTTTTGCAGCTGTAACTGCATCCGTACCAATCAGAGCAGTGCCAATCGTGCCTGACGTAATCTTGCTGGCTGGCAATGCCGGAACATCACTTTCTGCCAGCGTTGTGCCAGCACTAACGTGGCCCTGCGCGTCAACAGTGACCTTGGTGTAAGTGCCAGTTGCAACTGTGTTGCTGTGATTCAGATTGCCCGAACCATCAACCGCAAGACCTGTTCCAGGAATAACAGCACCCTTTGCACTGCTAGTAGCAGCAGGCATGTCAGCACTGGTGATGGCACGGCCACCAGTAATTAGACCCTTGGCGTCGTAGGTAACGACGTGATGGGTTGAACTGGCGGTTACATCGTTATTGATCTCAATGGTGTTGGAGTCCATGCGGAGTCCTTCACCATTGACAATCACACCGCCTTTGGCGCTGCTAGTCGCAACTGGAATATCGCTGCCATCAATCGTGCGATAAGCAACCGCACCACCAGCACTGGTAGGGCCAGCAAGAAACTGATTGGCAGAAGAAGTGTCGTTAATGACTGCTGCAATCGTTGCAGCCCCACTTGTCGTAGTGACTGTGATGTCAACAATGCCAACCGTGCTGCCACTGACGCTGTTGATTGAACCAGCAGCTTTCAAGCTCAGCCACGCTGATCCGTTCCAGCAATACAGCGTGTTGTCATCTGTATCGACAGCAAGCTGACCTGTAAACGCTCCCGTACCTGGCAGCGTGGTGACTAGATCAACCGTTGATTCGTTTGCAAGCTTTGCAGCCGTGATTGCGTCGTCAGCAACCTTGGCAGTCGTTATCGCAGAATCAGCAATGTCTGCTGTGGCAATACCGCCTGCAGCAAACAGAATTTTTGCACCAGGGATGGTGTCGTCACTGATTAACGTGACCCCGTTAGCAACTAGATCACCAACGGTTAGCTTCTTAGTCTCACTTGCGCTGCTATCGACGACAGCTACCAAGTCGGCAGATGCAAGATTCGACCCAGACAGGGCTGAAAGCTCTGAGATCTTGAGATCAGCCATTGGTGGTCAGCTCCCTGGGTTACTGGTCAG